ATCGTATGACAGGGTTTTCGCGCCTTTGCGCATCGCTTTAGCGACGGGCGTGGCGTTCGCACCACCGGGGATAGGGATTTTCAGGGCCTTCGCATACTTGGGCCGCAAGACACCGCCCGGCATTTTCGTCGTGCCGTAGTTCATCAGGGCGGCATAGAGCAGCGTTGTGCCGATCGTAATGGCGTCGGGCTGAATCTGTACAATGCCGTTCGGTCCAGGCTTGCCGTCGGCCGAATACGGAGCGATCGATTTTCTGAGCACGCCTCGATCAGACAGGATCTGGCCCCGCCTAAATTTCAGTGGAGCCCAGCCTGGACGGCCGTTGTGATGGCCCTCACTATCGAACAGCAGGCCCCGATTCGTCTGAATCGTCGCCGCGAGAAACAGATTAATCTCACCCTCACGGCTTTTCATGGCAGCGCCGAGATCGGGAAATTGAAAATCAATATTGACCGTCATCGTAGGTTCCCTGCCAAAAAGATTGCGATGGATCGTTGATGCGCGTCTGAGGATAACTTGTTCCGAGATTTTCACTTCCGGCCACGAGCACCTGACCCGCGAAACCGTCGTCGGCGGCCGCATTCTGGTAATTGAGACGCAAACCGGGGAGCGGCGGTAAATACCATCCGCTCCCATACTCGTCCCGGCGTTTAAGGAGATTTCCGACAATGGAATTATAACGCTTTTCGATTCCATTATAATAATTCGATGCATTGACGATTGTGCCGCGACCGAAATCGATATCGAGAATATTCATAATGGCGCGTAATTCGCAGAGAGAGCGGAGAGTCTCCTTTGTAGGGCGATCCGGGAGATTTTTAAACTCCGCTCCCTCTGCGGTCTGGAAAGGAGAAAAATATCGCGGCGAAAGATCCAATTCGACCTGCCCTTCGGCCTCGTTTATCAAGCGAAGGGCCAGTTTGTTCGACATTTCATTCTCTTCGCTCGGATCGTCGGTAAATCGAACTTTGCCGACAAGTCGTATACGAACGTCCTCGAAGCTAATGTATCGTGGCATCTCTCACCGCCCTATTTTTCATTGATCAGTGCACGCGTTCAGCCCGCTTCAGTCGCTGGCGTCTGCTTTCCGCCCACTGTTCACCGTGCTCGCCGCCCTCGCTATAATTGCCGACGAACACGCGGTCACAAAACTCTTTGGCCTCGTCTTCCGGCACGTCGGCCAGTTCACCGGCCTGAATAAGAGTCTTATCAGAGCCTTTCGTCACGAGTATAGGTGCAAGGGCTCTGATTTTTACCAGAGATCGGGCGTCGGATTTTGCTGTCATTGGGTCGGCTGTAGATGGTGATTGCATTATAAACCTCGCTCAATAGTTTTGGCGGCCGGGATCAAGGAGAGCCAGAAACCTCAATCCCGGCCTGAGCCTATCGACAAACCCATCGAAAGGCTTTTTGAACCTGCTTACGAAACGACTTTCGCGGTCAAAACATCAAACGCACGATCGAGCTTAACGCCGCCGTATACGCCGCCGATGAGGTCGATGTACGGATTGCCGGGACCGCCTTTTGAACCAGGCTGCGTATTGTCTTCTATAACCAGGAATTTACCGTAGCCTGGATCGTTGATCGATCCGGCTGCCAAATGAACCGTCTGAACGAATTCGCCGATCTTGTCGTTTCCTGGCAGTGCACACTCAAAATAAATATATCCGTCCGGAATGAAATATGTCGCATCAGATACGGAGATTTTTCCGCTGGACACTGATTCCGTCTGATACCAGCCCTTATAGACGAAGACGGCTGGCAAGCCGGGAATAAGGAATTGCAGAGCTTTATTCAGATCGAATTCGCTGAGCGCTGGGTTTGCGCCGTAGCTCGTCAAATATGCACGTGTATTGGAGTTGTCGAGAATCCATCGTGCTGTGTTTGGATTCATGACGAGGCCGGTGATATTGTATTTTCTGAATGCCGACGATCCGCCCATCACCCAGTAGCGAAGATCACGGATAGGATCCGCAGAGTTGTTGGCACTGGTACCGTCGCTCGACCAGACGGCACCGACCGGTGTCACGCGGTTTCCGGACGGAATACCAAACGATACGGTTTTACCGAGATATGAAAAACCACCATTAAAAATGGTATCCCAACGCTGCTTTTCGATACGAGCTTCAATTCTTCGATTCAGTCGATCGATATCGAGATCGATAAATTTCTGGATACCGCGAACATTGCGACCATTTTGACCAACTTCGCGTAGGTACAAAATTCTCGTCTCGTCGTAATGAATTGCCTCTTTATAATATGGAGGCGTGTATTCCTGTACGCGTGTGCCGAAGCTCTGAATATATTGCGGACTGCTGCCGATGACGTGTTCACTCGTCAACCCGCCTGTAGCCTCGATGACTTCTGTTCGAACCCGCTGTACCGGCAGCGCAATCGACGGCAAATATTTCGATCCCATATACGAGCTTGGATCGTTGACGACCTCGTGCACAAGCTTCTGAATCGTTTCGGTATATTCATTCGTGAAAAATTCGTTGGCCATTGATGGGCCTCCCCTATATAGATTTGTTTTTAGGCGTCAAAAAAGTATTACGTGGCTTAGAAGAGCACCAAATCGTCTCCCGTGGCGCCCTTGATAACTCTGCCTTTGAGATCTGTCAGGGCATTCGCATCGTATCCAGTCAAACGATCCTTGTAGACGGCGCAGCCTCCAAATATACCGACGGCCGTGGTCGTACTGGTCGATGCAGTTCCGTCGAAATCCTCGGCTGCTTTTTTATCGAAGAGCACACATGCTGCCGTATTGATTCCACTCGACCCACCGTCATCATAAGCCTGATATAAGCCGTCCGTCGTATTACGCGCAAGCACTGTGCCGGCTGCATATCCATCAGCTTGATAGCGAAGACGAATACCCAGAAGATACGCCGATTGACGGTTCATTGCGATGACGAGGGGTTGATCAAATCGAAAAACTGATCCATTGAAATTCACGTCTGTCGATGCCATGCGTAGCACTCCTATGCTTTGGAAGCTTTGGTTTATTCGTTTCCGCCAGCAAGGCTTTCGGCCAGCTGCACGGCGTCATTGAATTTACTCGTGAGGGCTTCGATATCTTTCGATAGTCCGGCCAACTGTTTCATGGATTCTTCGTGCATTGTGGGTTCAGCCATGCCGTAGGCGCCCATCGATTGAAGTCGGATCATCAGATTTTTCAAACGACTTTTTGCGTCGCTGACTTTGCCTTCGTCCATCAATCGGCACAGCTCCATATAGTCGCTTTCCATAGCCGCCTTGTCGGTGCTTGGATCACTATCGTCATGTGATTGAACTGTCGTCTCGGACAGCCGTTTATCGGATGTTTCGTTGATAGTGTTTTTGAGAAGACTCATATTTTTTCTGGTTTCGATTTCCAGCTGCGACATGCGAATCTGTTTGCTTGCCGTCTCCATATCCTTGAGGCTCATGGGCTTCATTGATCCTAGCTGTCCAACAAGAATGACCGGCTGACGATCTTCATATGATTTCAGTACTGCGTCGATTGCTTCCTGAGATTTTGAAGCCAGATGTTTGACGTCGATTTTTTTTGCTTCAGCCGGTGTAATGCGGCCGGATGCGCGGATGGCAGAGAGGCGCGATCCAATGGCGGCGGCCTTGGCCGATAACTCTGCTGATTCCTTTTTTGCGCGGAAGTCGGCCGAAAGCTTGGTGAGGCTTTCGCGTGCGGCCGACATTTTCTTTTTCATTTCTTCTTTTTTCTTTTCCTCTTCCTCTGCAAGCTTTTTCTTTTCTTCGTCGTCATCGTCGGACATCTCTTTTTTGTCTTCGTCCTTCTCAGCCTCTTCAGCCAGCTTTTTCAGCTCTTCCTCATTCTCTTCCTCGGCGAGCTTGTTCATTTTCTCATCGATCTCTTCGTCACTCATTTTCTTTTTGAGCTTGAAATACTTGCGGAGACGCTGATAAAGGGCGAGCTTCATGATTGAATCCTTATTGATGATACTTGAATGTGGTTGATTTGTATTCGATAGAGAAGATCCGGAAGAGTGCCTTTCGGCTGCTTTTCTCGCGTCCGCAACAGATTTATATCCGCGACCTATTACATTAAACTCTTCGTCATATAGCCAAAGCAATCCAGAAGATGACTGCTTTTCCCAAGAATAATTTTTACCTTTTACACTGAAATTTCCGCTCCATCCACCGCTTGCCAATATGCTTGCCTTCTCCGCTGCGGGAAACGGCGTCACAGACAGCTCGTCCAGCTTGCCGTCGTCGAAGTTTGCCCCGATCGAGAGCGTGGACCAGCGGCCGTCTAGCACTTTCTCGACGTTCTCGCGACCCAGAAAGCGGACATTCCCGTACAGAGCCTTGCGGGTTCTGCCATCCTCATCCGTCCAGTCTTCGATTGTCAGATTGGAATTTTCAAGTCGACCGACTGTATCGCGGGCGCTTCGATTATGATCAAGTTGAATTGGGGGAAGGTTTCCGACTGATAGCTGTCCGATGACGAGACGCTTAAGCTTAGCGAGTTTTCCATTGTATGCCGTACAGATCTTTTCGAGATGCTCTTCCTTCACACTGACCGGCCCGTCCATCGATTCAAAGTCGCCCACGTATACGAGTCGAGCGCGCTTCGTCAAATGGCTTGGTATCTCTCCCGTTGGCGTTTCCGAGTGCTCGATAAATCCCGTATTACTCAAACGCACTAGCATATCATCTCCAACTATCGAGGCCCCCAGTCAGACGGAAGCGGTTTGCATTTGTGATTGCGTCGACTTCGCGATGGATCGTCGATCATGGCTTTGTGTGTGGGATTGAGTTCCGTAAGCGGCAAAATTTCGCTGCGACAATTCCAGTGTATCGGGGGCTGCTCGGACTTTAGCAGAGGATCTTTTTTTGAATAAACCAATCCGTGTCTGGTCTTGCACCATTCAGTTGTCCTGTGATCTCGGATTGCCATAAAAAGATAATGAGTCACGTCGGGGCTTTGGTCGAATACAGAGCGTCTCACTTTGTTGTAATAGTAAGTCGTCTCAGTTTCCACAATCATTTTTGCCCTGCTGTACGAAACCATAGCCTGTTTCATTACAGCATTAACGGCTTCGTTTCGAACGGCTGTTTCTCCGCTGCGAAACCCTTCGCCATATTTAGCCCATGCTGATTGCACCTTATACAGATAAGCTTTTTTAATTCTTTCTGCAATCGATCTCTGCCGGGGCGGGATGTATCGTTTTTTCCGGAACTTATCCCAAAGAGCCCTCAGTTCTGCGAAGTTTGTGGGGACCATTGCGCGCGGAGGCGGCGTTCCTTTTGCAAGTCGACGCCGATCTTCGTCGAGTACGTCCGGTATGAATAATGACGAATCTTCGAGCGATCGAGCCATTACGTCGAGACTATGCTCCATCGCCAGATCCTGAAAATCGACGGCAGCGACGTCGAGCTGTCCTGTTCGCAACGCCTTGTCAATCAGCCAGAAGCTAAGATCTTCAAGCTCGTCACGCCATATCGAACGCCACTTCGACTCGATTGCTTGCATATCGTCTGCGGAAAGCATCACGCGAGACGCGAGCGCACTACCATACGCTTGCGAAAGAGTTTTCTTTATATCAGATTTACTCTGGATCGCAGTGCGATCGTGCAATACGTTATCCACGTTTTGTAATCACCCATGTTTTGGAGCCTTAATCGTGCAGTCTATAAAATTACACCTCGGCTGTGGACCACATATTTTCGAGGGATGGAAAAACGTCGATCTTGAACCGGGATCGCGAGGCGTGAAAGCCGATCTAAGAAAAGGGCTGCCATGGCAGGGCACCGAAACGGTCGACTATATATTCACCGAGCATTTCATCGAACACCTGACTCGTGACGACGGGCAGAGATTTCTCGACGAATGCTATCGCGTCTTGCGCCCGCGTGGTGTGCTGCGCATATCGACGCCGGATCTCAATTTTCTGGTCGACTGTTTTGAACTCAAGCAAACCGATCACTGGGTGCCGACGTGGCGACCGAGAAGCCCGTCCCGGATGCTGAATGAGGGCATGAGACTGTGGGGTCATCAATTTCTATATGACGTATCGGAAATGATACAGGCACTGCACGAAGCAGGTTTTCAATTTGTGGAAAAATGCGATTGGAGACAGTCACGACATCCCGATCTGAAAGGGATGGAGATCAGGCCGTTCATCGGCGATTTGATCGTCGAGGCTATGAAATGACGTTGAATCATCTCGTTATCGGGCAGGGAAATCTTGCGGCGAGTCTCGTCGAGATAATCGATCAGAGATATAGCTTTTCGACTGTTGGATTGGCGCAGGTTGTTGAGTGGCTGCAACATAACGATTTTCGAGCGCTTCGAAACGTCGATTTCATTTGGTGCTGCATTGGCGGCGATTATCATCATGCCCGTGAAAATGCGAGACAGAGCCACGTATTAAACGTCACCCTGCCTCGACTAATTCAGGAACATGCAGATCAGAAAAGTCGTCTGTGCTTTATCAGTACGCTTGAGGCGTGTCATCCTGAATATCAGCTGCGACCATACTTGAGAACACCGGAACCGACTAGCGAATGGGTTTCGCAGAAGTGTCTGCTCGAAGCTCAGCTATCTTCACTCAATCGGCCCAACACAGCTTACGTCCGAATCGGGGCGCCGTATGGCCCAGTATATCCAGCGAGCACATTTCCGGGACGACTTCTTGCGATCAATCCGCAATCGGGATCCGCATTGCTCGTTCCACGTAACGAAGTTGTTCCGACGCCGACTGACTGGATCGCCGAGATGCTCGTAGGTGCTATCGACAACGGGCTGTGGAATGAGTCAACATATACATGCCATCATGTGACACCGACTGGATCGATAAGCGCTTTCGATTGGTCACGGCTCATACTGAGCGATCTCGATTCGTCATATTGGCTGGACAAAATTACCTGGGACGTGACGCGACCACGAATGCTTGTTGGGAATTGTACGTTGGCCAAACCCCCACACTGGTCGACGCTGTGGTCGCAATACTATCGACGCGAAGACTATCAACGATTTTAAGGAAAAAGTTGGACTGAAACGAAAAAAGGCGAGCGTGGTTTCTCACGGTTTCGCCTTTTTTTGCTCCTGAATCACATTAAATCGTCATCGTTTTCTGTGTCATTCGGCTTTTCAATAATGTTTTTTCTGGGTATGAGACCGATTTTTTCACGAATTGCGTTGAGATCTTCAAGCTCCGTAGTATCAGCAACGCCTTTATCGATGGCCGTCGCGAAGATGTTCATTTCCTTATCGCGCTCGTCCTGCGTCAGTTCGCGCTTAGTGAATTCACCAAATCCGTCTTTTTTCCATGCTGATTCAGGAAAGTTATACTGAATGATCTGGCTTATAAGCTGATTTATCCACGTTTGCTTAACACCGGCATTCATCCCGTCGAGAATTTTTTCCCACGTCTTTGCATGCTCCTGACCCAACGCAAAGGATCCCGTGCCATCGCCATTCGTGAAGATGAGCGATGGAATAAGCAGAGCCCTCATAAAAGCCCGGTCACAGAGCTGAATGGCTGACTCGAAATCCTGTGCATTGGACTGCTGACTGATCGTCTGAATGTCGTAAATCTGGCCTTTTTTTCCTGGCAGGATAATCGTCGAATCATTGTGTATGTTGGAGAACGCGCGGAACGCCGCTTGATCAGCACGTTCCCCTACGCTGGCATTACCCCTCGCATTGATGCCTGGCGTTGCCTGGCGCGGGTCAAGGGTCGTTGCATTGGGATCGGCAAAAACGACGTTTAATGGAGTTCCCTTACGATCAAGGGCGACACTGAGCATCTTGAGAAATGCATCTTTCATCACCCACCATTTATAACAGCGGCGCAGAAGACTACGTCCATAAGGATTTCCATACTGACCTGGGGCTCGATTTGCATATACGAGACACTTGATTTTTGGGATGCGAATCGAAAGATATGAATACGTATTGGCCGATCGGATTGGAAACGGAAAATCGCCGAGTCTCGCATAGGGATCGGGCTGTCCGAGCGCATTTGCGCTCCATCCGAAAAGATAGGACGTTCCATAGCCGAGCTGGGCGGGATTGTAATTTCTCTGATACTGCAAGATCCCATCCGGCGTGAGTTCGCCTGTTCGTTCCGTTTCAAACAGAATGCTTGTGGGCGGTAATCCAACTAGTTTTTTTGGTACAAAGCCCGTGTGATTATTTTGCCAGACGATTTCCTGAACTGAAAAACCAGCCCATACAGCTTCAAGTGTCTCCCTGAGTGTATTGTAAAACCCACCATCCAGCTGATCGAGAGAGGTATTAATAAACTCCGTGACTTCCTGGCTTTTGTGCTGATATGCACCTACGCGTGCGGCAAGACACGTCTGTAAAAAATCTATTCCAGCTCCCAGCGTTTCATCCGTATCCGTCATTCTTTTGAATGTTTCGACAGATACGGTCGAGGGATTTTGAATGAATTTATAGAATTGACTAAAAAGCGCCGGTATCGGAGTTCCGCGCTGCTGTTCCAGATCTTTTTCCGATCGAATTTCCGCGTGCACAGCGTACAGCATTTCGTCGAGGGATTGATCTTCTGATTCTGCGACGGGATTGGGAAATCTCATTGACGTCATCCTCGTTAATATCGCTGCGGGTTTTGATCAAATAAACCATACTCTGAACGGATCGGAGATGGAACGGACTCGTGAACTCGAAAGTTTGCTGTCGGCGGCAGCAGCTTATAGACGGCATAGCCCGCGGCATCCGTAGCATGCGTGCGGAGATGGTCACCTC